AATATGCAAAGGAGGTATCTGTAAACACCCAAAAAGGGTATGTAAAGAAAAAGTTCAATCTTTCACCTAAAGGAGAAAACCCGTACAAGAAAGGGAGTATATCATATAAGGTATGGGAAGAACTTGCAAAGAATGACGGTCGTTCATTCAGCCGGATTGCAAAAGAACTGGGAACGCATTACAACGTTGTTTCCGTTTGTTGCAGGAACCATTTTAATAAATCATAAACTTGCCGTTTTTATTTGGATTTGATTTCATGGGGAGTGTAAGTAAAATACACTTCACTCCCCTTTACACCCTAAAAATATGGAAGAGTTGTATAAAGACTTAATCAAATATTTGGAAGATAATTTTTTGTCTTTCAATGTTTTAGATAATTATATTGTAGAAATTGACGGGCAGACATTTGAATTGTTCGAGCCTTTTAAGTGGGATAAGGACGAAAACGGGATTTTCTTTGACGATTCGTTCCAGTGGGTAGGAGATAGGACAGAATGTGATAACTATGTTTTCCGGTTTGGCGATGTATGGTATTATCTGAAAAAGGGAGACGAAAACAAGGTAAAACTTAACCGATTGCAGTATATCGGAAAAGCGAATTTGTTTGACGAAAGTTTGAGGTTTGACACCTATATAGGAGTGCATGGTAATTTTGAGTTGATGAACGGGATGCACTTTTATTCCGACTGGGTGGAAAAGGCGAAATTCATGGGGATAAGGGCGCTTGGCATATGCGAAAAGAATACGCTTGCATCAGCGTTCAAGTTTCAAAATGCGTGTCTAAAAAGCGACATAAGACCTATATTCGGTATGGAAGTTACTGTATATAACGAGCAGAAGGACGTGCGATATACAGTAAAGCTGATAGTCAAGGACAAGGAGGGATGGAATAACCTACTGAAAATAAATAAGATTCTGAATGTCGATGAAAAAGGCTTTATCACGGAAAAGGAATTGCAAGAAATGAAAGACGGGTGTTTCTTGTTGTTTGACCCGAAAACATGTATGTTTGAAAATCTCCCCATATTGTCAAGAAAATGGAACGATACCTATTACCAGCTTGATACTGTGGAATACAAGAAGAATGACCGGGATAAAAAATATCTTGACAATCTGAAAAAATTCGTGGGTGTATATAAACCCGTGGCGGTATGTGACGCCTGGTATCTTGAAAGGCGGTATGCTCCTATAAGGGAAAAGCTTAACAGGCTGGCAAAGGTTGCGAATTATGAGAGTGACAACCAGTATATGAAGAATTACCAGGAATATTACGAAGAATTGTCAAAACTGATATTGAATGAAGACAAGTTTTTCGGACTGTTTGAAGAAGCTTTGGTAAATCTTAATTACATATCGGTAAACTGTAATTATTTGCTGGAAACACAGGTAAGACACGCACCTAAATATGTAATGACGGAAGAGGAGAAAAAGAAATATGCTTCCAATACAGAAATGTTTGAATCGCTTGTCTTTGACGGACTGGCAGAACATCCAGAAATACTGGACAGATACAGCGAAGAGGAACTGACAGAAAGACTTAACACGGAAATATCCATCATAGAGGAAGGCGACGTAGTGGACTATTTTTTGATGTTGAGGGATATTATTAGATGGGGAAGAGACAATAACATTTTGGTCGGATTGGGCCGCGGAAGCAGCGCTGGAAGCCTCGTTTCTTATCTCCTTGGTATTGTCAATGTAAACCCGTTGGAATACGAACTCCTATTCAGTCGATTTTTGACAAAGGGTCGTTTAATTCGGCATGAAGAGGAAGAGATAATAACGATAAATGGAGAAAAGGAAATATCCGGGAATACCTTTATAAAGATTGTCCGGAATGACGAGGAAATGATAATTAGAGCCAAAGAGTTAAAAGAAGGTGACGAACTGATAAACGAGTAATGGTATGATAGTAAAAAATATTGAAATAAAGCGTCGTGCAAAGACCGTATTAGGGTCAATGCCCGATATAGATACCGACTTTCCCGGCAGAAGACGGGACGAGATAAAAGCCTACATGGAAGAACGGTTCGGCAAGGAGCAGGTTTGTTCGCTTGGCACCTATACTACCTTCCAATTAAAAGAGGCAATATCCGATATGGCGCGTGCAGACGGTATACCAGTACAGTTATACAGATGGTTTACCGCTTGTATTGGAGATGATAAAGAAAAGACGATAGAAGAGTTTTTCAAGACTGTATGTGGGAAAGAGGACCTAAAGAAGTTTGTCAAGGAACATACAGAAACGTTTAATGATATGATGGTAATTCTTGGTTCGCCTAAAAGCCAGTCAGTGCATGCGTGCGGAACCGTAGTGTTGCCGGACGGAAAAACGTCTTATGAATGGATGCCCGTACATACACAAAAAGGACTTGTGGTTACGGACTGGGAAGGTTCGGAAGTGGAAGAGGCAGGCTTCTTAAAGGAAGATGTTTTGGGGATTATCCAGTTGGACAAGTTCGAGGAAATGTTACGCTTGATAAAGGAAAATCACGGAATAGACGTTGACATATACAGCTTGCCTTTGGACGATAAACAAGTATTCGAGTATGCAGGCAAAGGATGGTTGGGCGATGTTTTCCAGCTTGGTTCAGCCGGATTATCTGGATATTGTGTAAAGATGAAACCGGAAAACATAAACGAACTGTCTGCATGTGTAGCCCTCTATAGACCCGGACCTATGGAAAACAATTTTCACAATGAATATATTTTGCGGAAGAACGGGGAAAAGGATTGGACGGAAGAAATGCCTATAGGTGGTGAAGAAGTGGTGAAGAAAGATTTTGGACTACTTGTCTATCAAGAAAGTATAATGTTATTAGCCCAAAAACTTGCCGGATTTGATTCTGAAACAACAGACCTTTTGCGTAAATGTTTGGGGAAGAAGGATTTAAAGAAGATAAAACTTTATAAAGACAAGTTTATTACTAATTATGCAAAAAATTTTGCTTCTAAGGGTGTCACAAAGGAATACGCGGAAAATCTTTGGAACCAAATGGAAGAGTTTGCAAAATATTCGTTCAACAAATCTCATTCCGTATGCTATGGTATGACCGCTTATATATGCCTATGGCTTAAGGTACATTATCCTATTGAGTATTGGAGTGCTACATTCTCGTTTGCGAAAGATGAAAAGATACCTTATTATGTAAACGAAATACAGCAGTCCGATGAGATAAAGATACATCCAGTAGATATCAACAAGTCAGATATAAACATTGTGTCCGATTATCGTACAAACAGTATGTATTGGGCATTCAATGCAGTAAAGCAATGCGGAGAAAGGGCGCAGGAATATATATCGGAAGAGAAAAAGAAGAATGGTCCGTTTTTCTCCTTGGAGGAATTTATAGACCGATGTGTGATTAAAGGCAGTCCGGTAAATAAATCTGTCATTGAGAACTTGATATTTGCAGGCGCATTTGACGAATTAGAGAATATCCAGGAACCGAAAGACCGTTTGGCGCTTATTGAGATGTATCGTGAGAATAAACGGGTCAAAGTATTGGAGGATAAGGATTTACTTACCAATATTATGAAAGTTCGCAAAGAACGTAATAATTGGTGGTGGCTGTTGCAGCAAAAAAGAACGTCCGGTTTTGCATTTTTTGATTATTACGATTTGGTAAATGAATATCATATGCCTAAATTAGACGACGAAACGGAATTCCAGGATGTGTCGCAGATAAAATTTTGGGACATTAATTCAAAGAAAACCCGTCGTGCCGTGATAGGCGGTTATGTAATTGAGATAATAGAGAGAAAAAGCAAGAAGGGTATATTTGCCACTATAGTATTGGAAAGTAATTATGAGTTTATAAATGTAACTATTTTTCCAGAGTTGTTTGAAGAATACGGAGAGTTTTTAAGGGGTAGTAAAAAGAACATTTTGTTGGTTAATGGCGTGATTGTGTGGGATAAGTTCAGAGGAGAATATATTTTGCAGGCGAATGTTAATTCATTGTTTACAGTATTGACGTAAAATATTTTTGATATGAAAATTATGGTAGAAATCGGTACCAAGACCGTTGTTTTGGTATCACCGGACAAGGACGAGGAGATAGAACTCGATGATGTTACGACAATCAATTACTCGAATCTTTATGGAGAGGCGGTAACGGTATCTGGATTGCTTAACAAGGTCGGTTTGATGAAAGTTGAATACGAAAAGAAAGCGAAGGAAGAGAAACTGTTTTGCGATGTGTTTGCAGCTAATTTAAGGAAGAAATTAAGACGAGAAGCGGCTACGAATGGAGGAAGAATAACGATTGATGGAGAATCTTTTAAGCTGACTGAAAAAGGGTTGGAGGATGCTATATTACTCAATGAACAGTATCAGAAAAATTTGATGAATCTTATTGAGATAGAATCGAAGAGAGACAAGTTAGACACCCTATTTTGGGCAGTACAAAGCAAGGACAAGAAACTTAACAATTTGTTACCAAAGATTGTACCGCAAGACTTTGAAAAAGAGCTTATTGAAGGAAAGATAAATACTTTTAAGATAGTAAAAACTGATTATTAATTTTTAAAAAATTTGTGTTA